CTTATTATGATAGGTGCTAGACCTGAGACAGGTAAGACTTCTAGCCATGCGTCATTCATTGCTGGCCCTAAAGGTTTTGCAGAGCAGGGAGCTAAGTGTGTGATAATGTGCAACGAGGAGATTGTAACCCGTGTAGCCTCTCGCTACTTGAGTGCATCTACTGGCATGACATTGAATCAGATACGAGATAACCCCAGTGGAGCTAAGGCTAAGTACCAGAAGATTAAAGATAATGTTAAGTTCATTGATGCAACAGGCAGGGACATGGCATGGGTTGAGTCAGTAATTAAGTCTTATAAGCCTGACGTTGTTGTACTAGACATGGGTGACAAGTTTGCTAGGCTCAATGGTGCTGCCCGTGAGGACATGATGCTCAAGGCTAATGCTATCTATGCTAGAGACATTGCCAAGCAGTATGAATGTGCCGTGTTCTATATGTCACAGCTAAGTGCAGAGGCAGAGGGCAAGGTAATTCTTAATCAATCTATGATGGAAGGTTCCAAGACAGGTAAGGCATCAGAGGCTGACCTCATGCTGCTCATTGCTAAGAACCCTGCCATTAGTGAAGACGATACTATGGATGATCCTATGCGGCATATAAACATAACCAAGAATAAATTGACTGGATGGCATGGTAAGGTTACCTGTATGCTTGATGGAAGGATTGCAAGGTATGGAGTATGAGCAACTGAAGTTATTCATTGAGGATATAGAGTTATATGAAGCACACCCTACATGTGAGGATACAAAGATATGTTCTAAGTGTATGCAC